CCCTGAACACCTTGTAAGCCTTGAACACCTTGTAGACCTTGGAATCCCTGAACACCTTGTAAGCCTTGAACACCTTGTAGTCCCTGAAGACCTTGGAACCCTTGATTACCATTTGAACCAGCACTACCTGTACTACCTATATTACCCTGAACACCTTGTAAGCCTTGAACACCTTGTAGACCTTGGAATCCCTGAACACCCTGTAAGCCTTGAACACCTTGTAGTCCCTGAAGACCTTGGAACCCCTGAGAACCACTTCCAGTTCCACCACCTCCAGCTGGACCTTGAACACCTTGAAATCCTGTTAGTCCATTTATTCCTTGACTACCTGTAGTTCCTCTATCACCTTGTAAACCTTGAACGCCTTGAACACCTTGTAAACCTTGAACGCCTTGAACACCTTGTAGACCCTGTGGTCCTTGTCTACCTTGAGAACCAGTAACACCCTGTAAGCCTTGAACACCTTGACTTCCTTGAGAACCATTTGAACCAGCACTACCCTGAACACCTTGAGCACCATTTGAACCATCATTACCCTGAACACCTTGGAAACCTTGATTACCATTTGCACCAACATTACCTTGACTACCCTGAACCCCTTGTGAACCTTGAGCCCCTGCACTTCCACTACCAACTGGACCTTGAGCACCTTGTGGACCACCAGCAGGACCAGTTACACCTTGTGGACCTTGACCACCTGCAACATTTACAAAAGCTGAACCTAGACTAATAACTGAGCTAGTTCCATTATTCATTTGAGTAGTTAAAACAAAATACTGATTAACACCCCAATCTATAGGCATGTATGAATAAGAACCACTGGCCAGATTAACACTAAAAGCATTATTCGGGTTTAATAGATGATAAGAACCAAGTCTATCACCAACAGCACTATCTACATAAATAGTTTTAATAATTGTCCCAATTGATGAGCCAGAAGAAATGTTTTGAGTGCTCATTGAAAACCCACCTATCACTGGGGAAGTATTAAGATATAATCTATTAATGGTTATTCCATTTGGAAATGTCTTTATTGCTGTAGTTGAAAACTCATAAACATTATTATCAACTACAGTACCAGCAGGAATTAAAAGAGTTTCTAATATCATTTCAGATGTTGTACCTGAAACTATATTTTGTAAACCAATATCATTAATCGCAAGCGGTGTATATCCAGCCACACCTTGATATCCTATACCACCTTGAACACCTTGAAAACCTTGAGCACCATTTGAACCATCATTTCCTTGTGAACCCTGAACACCTTGATATCCAACATTCCCAATACCTTGTGGACCTTGTAGTCCTTGAAATCCATTACCACCTAATGTAGAAGTAGATGTTGAAGTGCTACAAGAATCATTTGTATAACCATCTAAACTTAAGAAAACACCACCAAAAGAAAAATCATCATCAACTGTTTTACTTGTTGTTAAATTATTATCCTTTATGTAATCAACTAACTTCTTTTTATATCCAGAAAGTATATTTTTATATCTTGTTGAATAATATTCTAATTCATCAATAGTTAATAGAGTAGCATTATCATCATTTAATCTTATAACTCCTTTATTAGTAATATTCGCAGAACTAACAGTAATAAAATCTACAATAACCTGATATAATAAATAGTTTTTTATTACAGTCAGAAATGCCTTTGTATCATCAGAAATTGGAGTACCATTTACCCTTAATTCATAAACACTCTCTGTTATTGTATCATAAAGTGTGTTGGTAATTATTTCAGTAAGATAAATCTCTTGAGTATTTACAACAAGTGATTTTAATGTTTTATCATCAACTGCAATTTGTATAGGAGATCTTGCTTTTATCTCCTCAGCACTTATAAGTAAAATATTTTTTGCCATTAGTTTAGTTAGTTATTATTTATTTAGTGGTATATATTATAACTCACTATATACATTAACAAGCACCACCACTACCAGCAGGATTATAATTTTGACCGGATGAAGGATTTGGTGTGATAGAATTAATATTTACTGAAACTGCCGATGCAGCACCATTTGATAAAGTAATAGTTCCACTTGTTCCAACAGTATTACCAACAGATACAATAACATCTCCATTGCCTGAACCTGTGAAGTCATCATCTACAGTCACATTTACTGTAATAGTTGTATCAAGAACTGTATCTGATGTAATAGTTACAGTACATTCACCACCTGCACCTTGTGTATAACAAGGAGTTAATGTTACATTAACTAATGCAGCAGTAGTTGTAGTGGTTGTTGTACTTGTAGTTGTTGTAGTAGTGGTTGTAGTTGTTGGCACTGGGCAATCTGCCTTAACCTTAAACCATTGGTCAATACTACTATTACTTCTTGTTGTCATTGAAATAGCAACAATACTACTTGTGCCATCATAAGTATAAGTCCAACTTGCTGTACCATCTGTATTAACAATACTTGTTAATGCTATTGGGTTATTAGTATATTCAACAAATAAATCAGCAGCTCCATTTCTATGTAAATAATTGAAATTAACATTCCCACTAATTGTTCCAAGATTGAAATATGCCTTTTGAATATTTAAACCATTGGCAAACCAAATCACATCACCATATTGTCCGGATCCGCAGTCCCATACAGGTCTATATTGTAAACTATGATAATACCAACTATTTATTCCAAACCCCATTATCTAAAATTTATATTATAGTTCCAGTATCTAATGCTTCCATCAACAAGAAATCCAAATATATCAATCTGATTAGCAGAAGATGAGAATGAATATGTACCAGCTGGGAATTTATCATTTGAACCAAAGTTTATTCTGAAATTTCCACCAGCTCCTTGAGTAACTACTAATGTTCCATAATCACCACTTGTAGCACCTACAATAGTTAGTGTTCTATTACCATTTATAGTAACCTTAGCATTATATCCAAGTGAATAAGTCCAAGATATATTTGCAGCATCAGTTAATGTTTGGAATGCCTTAAGGTCTGTAGGTGAAGAACCAGTTACACCAAGACTACCTTGGAATCCTTGAGAACCTTGTAGACCTTGGAACCCTTGAACACCTTGTAGACCTTGGAATCCCTGTCTACCTTGGAACCCTTGAGAACCTGTTATACCAATTAAGCCTTGTAGACCCTGTAAGCCTTGTAGACCTTGGAATCCCTGAGTACCATTTGAGCCAGCACTACCAGTATTACCAATTAGACCCTGTAGACCCTGTAAGCCTTGTAGACCTTGAACACCTTGCAAGCCTTGAAAGCCTTGTCTACCTTGGAAGCCTTGACTACCAGTATTACCAATTAATCCTTGAAGACCCTGAACACCTTGAAGACCTTGGAACCCTTGATTACCATTTGAACCAGCACTACCTGTATTACCAACATTACCTTGAGCACCTTGAACACCCTGAACACCTTGCAATCCTTGAGTACCTTGAACACCTTGAAGTCCTTGGAATCCCTGTCTACCTTGGAACCCTTGAGAACCTGTATTACCAATTATACCTTGAGCACCTTGTAAGCCTTGACTACCCTGAACACCTTGCAATCCTTGGAACCCTTGTCTACCTTGGAATCCCTGACTACCTGTATTACCAATTAATCCTTGGAACCCTTGTAATCCCTGTGATGATGTACCAGCAGCTGGACCTTGAACACCCTGGCCTCCTGTAACACCAATTAAACCTTGGAACCCTTGAAGACCTTGAGTACCTTGAACACCTTGTAATCCCTGAACACCTTGAGCACCCTGTAGACCTTGGAAACCTTGTCTACCTTGGAAGCCCTGAGAACCAGTTGTACCAACATTACCTTGGAACCCTTGAACACCCTGACTACCTTGAACACCTTGAACACCTTGTAATCCTTGAACACCCTGACTACCCTGACTACCTGTATTTCCAATGTTACCTTGAGCACCTTGTAGACCTTGTAATCCTTGAACACCTTGAACACCCTGTGAACCAGTTGTACCAACATTACCTTGAGCACCTTGAACACCTTGACTACCCTGAACACCTTGAAGTCCCTGGAATCCCTGTCTACCTTGGAAGCCTTGTGAACCAGTGATACCAATATTGCCTTGTGGACCTTGAACTCCTTGAGTACCTTGAACACCCTGACTACCTGTATTTCCAACATTACCTTGAGCACCTTGTAATCCCTGACTACCCTGAACACCTTGCAATCCTTGGAACCCTTGTCTACCTTGAACACCCTGACTACCTGTATTACCAATATTACCTTGAGCACCTTGTAATCCCTGTAGACCTTGGAAGCCTTGAGCACCTTGAAGACCTTGTGGTCCTTGTCTGCCTTGAACACCAGTTGCACCTTGAACACCTTGCAATCCCTGTAACCCCTGAACACCTTGAAGTCCCTGAGAACCTTGTAGACCAGTATTACCTTGAACACCAGTTGCACCAACATTACCTTGACTACCCTGAACACCTTGAAGACCTTGGAACCCTTGTTTACCTTGAACACCCTGTAGACCCTGAACACCTTGTAGTCCTTGAGCACCTTGTAATCCAATTGGACCTTGAGCACCTTGAATACCAGTATCACCTTGAACACCAGTTGCACCAACATTACCTTGTGGACCTTGAGTACCAGCCGGACCCGGTGCACCTTCTAGGTTAACACACCAGTTAGAATAACTTTGAGTACCTGAAACAAATGTTACAACAACTGACATTACACCAGTAGTAGGATTATAAGAGTTTATTGTTGCCTTAAAGTATTCATCAGAATCAAAAGCAACTATAATATTCTGTCCAGCTGTATATGCTAAACTTGAAGTTGCATTAATTGAAACCGTACCAGAAATAGTTGATAGATTATAAGTATTAGTTACTGAACAGTCAGCATAAATATCTCCATCCAATCCAGAAAATCCCTGCCAACCTTGAGCACCATAAGCACCCTGAGCACCATTAGCACCAGTTAAACCAATTTCACCCTGCCATCCTTTAAACCCTTGTGGACCCTGTATACCCTGAACCCCTTGAAGTCCCTGAACACCTTGTGGTCCTTGTCTACCTTGAATTCCAGTTGAACCTTGAACACCCTGTAATCCCTCAACACCTTGTAGACCTATCGGTCCTTGCCTACCCTGAGTACCTTGAACCCCAGTTGACCCAGTATTACCCTGAGTACCTTGAACCCCCTGACTACCTTGATTACCCTGTAAACCCTGATTTCCTTGGTTTCCCTGAACCCCTGTAGCCCCGATTGCACCAGACGAACCCTGAGACCCTTGGAGACCCTGTGGTCCTTGCCTACCCTGACTACCAGTTAGTCCCTGAAGACCCTGTAAACCCTGATTTCCTTGATTCCCAGACGAACCCTGTAAACCTTGACTACCCTGAACCCCATTTGAACCAGTATTTCCCTGATTTCCCTGTAGACCCTGTAATCCCTGAACCCCTTGGGCACCTGTATTTCCAATTGAACCCTGAGACCCTTGGAGACCCTGATTACCCTGAGCACCTGTATTACCAGTTGAACCCTGAGCACCTTGAACACCCTGTCTACCTTGACTACCTGTAACCCCAATTGAACCTTGACTACCTTGTAATCCTTGAACACCTTGAGCACCTGTATTTCCAGTTGAACCCTGAACACCCTGTAGTCCAGTATTACCTTGGGCACCTGCAGAGCCCTGAACACCTTGACTACCTGTTGTACCAGTTGAACCTTGATTACCAGTTGAACCCTGAACACCTTGTAATCCGGTATTACCCTGAGCACCTGCAGCACCCTGAACACCTTGATTACCCGTATTACCAGTTGAACCTTGATTACCTATTAAACCTTGACTACCTTGATTACCTTGAACACCAGTTGTTCCTTGAACACCTTGAGCACCTGTATTACCAGTTGAACCCTGACTACCTTGAACTCCCTGAGCACCATCAACACCTTGAACACCTTGATTACCTCTTGGTCCTTGTTGACCTTGTGGGCCAACTCTACCTTGATAACCTTCAGCACCACTAACACTTGTATCATTACCAGATGTACAACAACTAGTAGTACCACAATCATCATCTAAATTCAAATAAACACCACCAAAAGCAAAGTCAGTATCTATTTGCTCACTGCTATCTTTTAAACCACTCTGACATAAATAATCTATTAACTTCTTTTTATACATTGAAGCTAGATTATCATAATATGTTTTATACCATTCTATATCTTTTATTTCAGCTGATGTAGCATTATCATCTCTTAATCTAACTAAACCTTTATTTGATAACTTAAAATGATTAGTAAAAATGAATTGAGATATAACCGTATGTAATAAATAATTCTTGACATATGGAATCAAAGGTTCTATCTCCGCATCCATATCAATATTATAATGAATCTTATTTTGTAATGATTCACAAACACGACTATATAAAGTTTCACCTATTATTTCTACTAAGTAAATATCTTGAGTAGATTTAACCAGTTCTTTTATAGCCTTATCATCAGCATTAATCTCTATTGTGGAATTTAATTTAATCTCTTGTGCAGAAATTATTAAAACGTTCTCCGCCATTTATTATTTACTTACTTTTTGGTGTCACTATTACCGGCTTAAAATAATGTCTACAAGACGGTGTAGTAATATTAGTTTCTGGATTATGATAATATCCACCAGTATATGTATATACATCATATCCAAATATGCTACTCATTTGCTGAATCTCAGCCCTCGTATAATACCTATCATTCTCTATTAACTTAACACAAAAATCTCTTGAGTTTTTAATAAGCCTTTCACCCAAACCAGCCTTTACCTCATACTCATACATAACTGTAACACTTCTAGAAGGTGGAACTTTAGGTTCTACAGGTGGTTTAATATCTATTTTACCATCAACTTCATTAACAACTATTACACCTGACTTTGATAAGTCATTTAATATTTTCCTAAACTCACTAACAGGTAATTCAATACCTAAATCCTTTCTTATAAGTGCCTTTAATTGACTTATTGATAATCCTTTTATATCATTCTCTAAAACATATTTAGAAATATCAGTAACATCATCAAATTTTAATTCAACCTGACTTAACTTTTCATCTCCACCCTCACAAATAAATTCATATTCAGATTTAGATAAGCCCATATCCTTTACCTTCTCAAAATCTTCTACTGTTAATCTCCTTTCTTGATTAGCAAACCTTGCTGATTGAGCAACAGGCTGTAATTGATTAGTATTTGATGTAGTTAATAATCTATCACCATCTGCAATAGGCTTTAATCCTTCTAATTCTCTTAATTCGTTTATTGTGTATATCTTTTCTTTTGTAGCTTCTGCAATTCTATTTTTAAATAAAGGTTTATCTACAAATTCTACCTCTACACCAAATAATGTACTAAGTGCAGCTTGAATCTGATTTCTCTTATTTAAAATATAGTTGGTTTTAAATATTTCATAGTGCATCTCTAATTCCTGAGTGCCACCTAATTTGCCTGGAGTAGATGTACCTACCAATGTATCACTAATAGAGTGACCTTGATAGATTTCATTTCTTACTGTCTCTCTTGTTAATTCATAAGCTCTATCCCATGAGTTACTATCTAAATCTTCTATCTTTAAATTGTCTTTACCCGGATTAGCAAAGTTGAAAAGTATTCTTTCACCACCTGCACCTGTAAAAAACTTCATAGTATCTCTTCTCATCTCTTCTTTTCTAGCCTGAGGAACACTTTCACCTACATAATATGTAACTACTTTAGATGGAGAGAAGTTAGAACTGATATTATTCTTATTAAATTGTCTAATTAACATATCAATTGCAATAGAATCTAGACAAGCAATGTAATCTGGCTCAACATAAACTCTATTTTGTGATGGTATATACCCATCATACCAGAATACTTTTGATGAATAATCAGTATTTACATCACTCCAAACATCATATTTAATCTCTCCAGCAGTATAAAGCCAGTCAGGTCTAAACCAAAAGATAGATTTATTGTTATTAGTTCTTAAACTATGAGCAGGAATGTGATTAAAGGCAAGTGGTTTTTCTTTATATGTAAGCTTATTATATTGAACTTCTATTCCAAATGAGTTAAAAATTAAGAAGTCCTTCACCACTTTGTCTATAAACTCATCCATTGACTCAGTTGCATTAGGTTGAAATGGTAATTCACCACCACCTTTTAATCTAAGACCATCACCAATGATGAATGTTGTTTTAGTATTTATAATACTGTGATGTATTGGACATTTTTGATAAATATCTAATAAGAATTTAGGATATAGATTATCTAAACCATGCTTAACCATTACATCAGATGCAGTTGGTCTACTCTCATAGCTAGATGGAATAATTTGTTTTGCAAATGTTTCTACATATACATCAAAAGCATTATCAGTAGTTTTTGTAGTTCTTGAACTCATTTTAATAACTTAATTTTTATCCTTCATAGGATATATAATCATCACTTGACTCATCAAATGTGTTTTCAATTAAAACTGAATAAGTAGATGAATCAATAACATAGGCTAAACCTTTCTCCACAATTGTTGAACTAGTTCCTATCACTTGATAGAACTTATAGTTATAATCTCCCTTAACTAATGTTTTACCTTCAAGTTCTTCATCTAATAATATTTCTATTGTATCTATTCTAGCAGAAGTATCAGCAACAGTTACAGGATAATTATAAGTAACACTTGTATAGTTGTTAAATAGTTCTAAAGAATATGTAGGACTAACACCAATTGCTAGTTCAGAAAGAGTAACATAAACTCTTGACTCATTTATAGATTTATCAATTTTAATCATATATATATTTAGTGGTATTTATTAAATAACATCTTCTACATAAAACAAAACCCGCACATAATGCGGGCTTTGCTCTTTATATCACATTTAGAATTACTCTATAATAGAAGTAATTACTGTTGGGTCAACTTGATAAGGTGTTAAACCTGCAATTTCATTGAATGTTATAGTATAGGAAACTTCATCCCCTGAACTCTTACCAGATGTTGCTTGAAGTCCAGTCATTTCTAACTGACCTCCTAAACCAAGAACATAGTATCTACCAGTTCTTAACTTAAGTAAAGCTGATACTGGTTGAGCCATAGTATTTTCAACAAAAGCACGATTCTCAACAGTCAAATCCGCTAATTTTAGTGTAAGTGTATTAGTTACAAAGTTTACTCCTTTAGTTGGGTCCATTGTTCCCTCTGAATCAAATCCAGTGGAATCTCTTAAAGTTGCAATTTCTACATACTTTATTGAACCAGTTAAACCAATAGCATTAACTAAACTAGATGATGCACCAAGTGTAAATACATCTGTTCCACTTATCTCATAAAGGTCTTTGAATGCTACCATCCAAAGCTTCTCTGTTCCCGGAACAACTGATGTACCACATAAACGAGTAATCCCCGTAATTGATTGACAAGCCATTTCATTTTTAGTAATTTTTTATAAGGTTCCCCACTATCGGGGAACCTTTATTTATTCATTCTTGCTATTAGCTATAAGCTAAGTAACCAACCTCAGTAACATCAATAACTTTGATGCCAATTGAGAAGTAAACATCGCTAATCCAACCATGGAATGTAGCGTCTTTAATGTACTCTAAGTCGATTCTATCCATATCGCCTTGAGCAGTCATACCTAATCTTACATTAGATAATCTAAGAGCGTATACTTTGTTAGTACCATTTAAACCTGGAACTACCCAGAATTTACCAGATGTACCAAAGATTGTTCCATCTGATGGAACACCAACAGTAGCAGCAGTAGATGCTAAAGCAGCTTTGTAAGTATCAAATAAATCTTGACCAACTACAATTCTGAAATCAGATTGAGAACGAATCTCAACAGGCATACTTAAGAAAGCATTTTGAAGTTTAGCAACAATTGTAGAACCAGATAAGGTCATACCAATTGGAGAACCAGCAGCAACTTGTTGGATGATACCGTGATACTTATTGAAGTTTGTATAATCAGAACCATAAGTGATTCCATTATGTACACTTGAAGATGTAGCACCAGAATAAGAAATCCAAAGTGCTTTTTCATTAGCTTCTGCTAATTTAGCAGCTCTAAGAGCGTTAATTGCGTTAGCAAACTCAGGAGTAGCTCCTTCTTCTGAAGGTTGAATTGATTTAGAAGTAACTAACTGAAAGTATGTATTCTCTAAATCTTGGAAACATAAATTCTTTTCATCTTTAATTCTGATGATATCCATATAGGTGTCTGTAAGAACAAAATCACCAGATGCATTTCTTGCACAAGAATCATCACCAGATTGAAAGTTTGCGTCAAGTGCCATTTTTCTAATAGCAACTCTTCCTTTACCAAATGTTACTGAACCAGCAGCAATTAAATCTTTGGCAGTTGTAGAACCAGCTACACTCTCTGACCATATTGATTGGTCCAAATTTGGAACAAACGCTGTAAGTGAGGAAATATTAAAAGCCATTTCATATTAATAAATTTTTATGCCTTTCGGCTGTTTTACCTATTGTGGGTAGGTTATTTTTTTAAAGAAGCAATAAACAGTTCAAATTTTCTACGTTCATTGTCCTTAGCCACATTGTTTTTGATAACCTTACTTGGTTCTGCAGGAACTTCAGCAAACTTTTCAAAAATATTTTTAAAGTAATCTTTAATCTCATTCATTGACTCTTTCATAGATTCCTCAGTTGAGAAACCAGAAATAGCCTGTTTGATAGATTCTAACTCTTTAGTTAGTTCATCTACTTTTTCTTTTAAAACATCCATATCAGATGGTCCATCTTCAACAGGAACTTCTACAGGTGCATCTTCAACAGGTACATCAGCTGTTTCAACTGGTGCTTCTTCTACTGGTGCTTCTGTATTACCATTAATTTCAGTTAATAAACCATCCTTAACAGTGAACTTAAACCCGTCTTCAAATTCATAACTCCCATCAGGAGCATCTTCTAATTGACCATCAGCGTTTACTACTTCAACTTTCTGTCCAATTTCTTTAACAGATATTTTATAGTTTGCTGATTCCACCTTTTGATATTCTAAAGTTTCATCAGGAGTTTCAGATGGTTTTTCTTCTAACTCTTGTGATAACTCTGCAAATACCTTTCTAAATAAATTCTTTAACATAATTTCTAAATTGTTTTTTTGGTGGGTCTCTATATATAGAGTGGTAGATTCTGCAGGTTTTTCAAAGGATTCTTCAAATTCTGTCATTATATACTCAAAGATTCCTTCAATTGAAAAGCCTTTTCTTTTCCCACTTTTAATATCATCCCATACATTCTTATCTTCTACTTTCATCCTTACATACCATACACCAAGTGGATATTCCTTAAATGGTTCTGGATTTGGGACTAATTCATTACTAACAAATGACTCAAACACGAATGATTTAGCCATTTGGTCAGAGTGGTCTAGATTTACATTGTTTTGAAATCCACTCTTGAAGAAATTCATTTGAATTTCCTTAATATCTTCTACAGTAAAGTAAACTTCATACTCTCCCATCTTCTTAGAATTCCTATAAATAGGCATATCTGGTATTAAAACAGGTCCGAATATTTCCATTTTATCATCACTGAAATGTGTTTTAATAGTTTCATTGAACTTTAAAAACCCTACTTGTATAGCTGGGTTTTCAACTTGTGATATAAAGTCAACTACTGCCCCATTCTTTGGGTTAATTTTTAATCTATATTTCTTTAATTTCTTATTCATATTTTATAAATGGTATTTTAGAATGAAGAAAGTTTATTCAGGAATGATTGTTTATCCTGATTAGTCCTTAACTCTTCATTTGTGATATATGCTCTAACAACAGATTGACCTGATTGATTGGTTACCCTTACATCCTGTACCTGTTGTGTTAATGATGTTGTGTTTAATGATGGTGGTATAATAGAAGATGCACTTGGTGTAGGTGCTGAACCAGCACCACTTCCACCACCTTTACCCGGAACTTTAGTAGCAAGAATCTTTTTAACTTGAACTAAACCAAATACACCAGTTGCAACAGCCTGGGCGATTGCATAACCCGGTATTGGTTTATCTCCAAAAGCTCTTAATGTTTTTGTAATTGCAGCATATGTATCAATAGAAGCTGCGGCAACAGCCAGTGCCTTGCCGGCAATTGTTTGGTCACCTGCTAATTGAGATAGTCCGGTAGCAATAGATGCGTAACCGTTCATCAAAGCAATCTTATTATCCAACTCTAATTGAAAAAGTTCAGCTCTTGCGTTAGCATTATTCTCTTCTACTAAAAATTCAGCATTTCTTAATGCTTCAACATTAGAAAGCCTTTCACTATCCAATTTTGTTAGTTCTGAATTATAAGCATACTTTTTTTCAAGCATTTTCTTATTCAGTGCGTCTTCAGCCTTTAGACTAATTTCTGCCCATGTTTTTTCATCATCAGATAATTTTGGAAGATTACCAGTTTTTCTGACAACATCTCTTGCTAGTGGGTCTTCTTTAGGTTTTTTAGCCTCACCACCTCCACCTCCACCAGATTTAGTAGGTGTAACTGTAATCTTACTTCTAATAAAATCTTGGTCTGAAGAAATCCTTGTAAGTTCTTTATTAGTATTATCAAGGTCACTCACTATATTCTTTTGCTCCATTTGCAATAAACGCAAATTCTCTGTTTGCGGACCATATGAAGCAGCAGCACCCTTTGGTCCAGTTTCACTACTTGCTTTTAAAGTTTGTAATTTAATTGCATCATCTGCCTGTTGTTTCTTTAATTCTAATTCACTTTTCTTTTGTTCTAAGTCTAACTCTTTAACAGCAAGTTCAGTTAACTTACTCTGAGCAGCCATTGCTTTTGCATAGGCCAAAATAGAATCCTTTGTTCTATCATAAGCAGTCTTAGCCTTACCCTGTAATATAATATCATCGCTTACATTCTTAAAGTGCTCTGGGTATTGTTTTTGTAATTCATTAGTAGCAATCTTTCTTTCCTTTAATGAAAGATTTACATTAGTTGCTCTTGAATAAAGTAAATCTAAATTGGCTATCTCTTGTCCAGCTGACTTATTAGCTTCTACATTAAGACTATTAGATATTTCTCTTTCTCTATTTAGTTGTTTTTGTGCCTCAGTTAACTCAGTTGTATTATTAAATACTGAATAAAGAACAACACCCAAAGCTGCAACACCAGCTATTGCAATACCAATTAACTCTCCTTTACTTAGTGAGTTAAGAAAGTTTTTAGCAACATTCTGTAATCCTGTAAAACTATTCTTTATATCATCAATAGAACTGATTGCCCCAGTAAGTGCCATAACCCCTTGAAGTTTGGCAATTGCAACCTGAGCTGTATCAGCATTAACTCCAATTAATGTAAAAGCACCTGCAATACCCTGAATAGCAGTTGCAGCACCAGATGCAATACCTATTAAACCTTGTAATTTATTATCAGGATTAAATTTCTCTATGACCTTATTAGCATCTCCAAACTGGTCTTTTAACTCTGCAACTTTCTTAGCAGCAGTTGCAAACTGTTGAGAGTTTAATCCAAATTGTTGTCCTAAATTCTGAGCTTCATTAGTAGCATCTCTAATCTGTTGTTTTAATGTTTTAAATGTATCTGTCTTTACATTACCACCTAAACTTTCAAACTTCCCATCAAGAGCTTTAATACCTGCATCAACACTCTTTGTGTCCAGATTAATCTTTAGTAAAATGTCTTTTATAGCATCTGCCATTTCTTATGTCATATATTTATTATTTAGTGGTATATTATACTTTTGATATATTTATTGATTGTAATCTTACCGTTGCTGGAGTCTTTTCATCCTTCCAACTAATCTCTAATACCTTATAATATGAATTACCCATATCAGTAGAAATATAAATAGGTACCCTAAAATCAAATGTTGCTATATCCACATTATTCAATATCATCTTACACTCTATTGTATGTAAATCAACATCAGTTAACTCACTTACTCTATTGATGTAATAAGTAGAATATAGATTTGGAAGATTACTATAGAAATTAGATGATGGGAAATAATACTTTAATGGCAAACCAAATTGAATAGAATTTAAAAATTGCGGGCTTGTAGTACTATATTGCAAATCACTCCTATAATATTCCACCATCTCACCATAGCCTCTCACCACTGTAGAATATGTGCCATATAAATAAGTATAATCACTAGCCGGTATGTACCCATTAAAATATAATATTCTAATATTTGAAGATGTAGTTTTTAATTCTAAATCATCTCCACCTCTAATTTGTGTACAGAATAAATCACCGCTTATTCTTGTTAGTGGACTAGGACTAAATATAATATCAATTTTATTTTCATCAGTAACACCATACTCATCATTGAACTTTAATTTACCATATACATCATTAAAGCTTGTTTTATAGTCAGCATTTATATAGTCCTTATCCTCTTTATATGTATAAATATATCTTTTGGGAATATTTAGATTATATGCCTTCTTAATATCCTCTGAGTAAACTATTTTATTTGTCCAGTCAAGAGCTGAAATCTTTAAATTGTTAATTGTTGAAAATGCGTAGAAGTCATCATAACTCTGGAATATGATATGTTTAGGTCTTTCTTTCTCTGTATATGCAAACAAATTATGCATTAACATTATTGACTTAATAAAATCATATTGTTTAATACTAGTATTAGGAAGTAACTGAGGTGTTACATCCATACCATATCTTAATTCAATATTAAATGAACTATTACTGAAGTGTGGAATTGAAAATGATGCAGTAGCACTAACAATAGTAGGAGGTCCAGAAATTGGTGTGAAATCATCATTAACATACCATACCTGCATCCTAACAGCGATTTGCTTACCACTTGTCCAATTTCTTTTCTCAATTAACAATTCTCTAGAATCATTTATAATACCTGATGGAAATAAACTAATTGGATAGATAATGTAATCCCTACTAACTACAGTCCAATTTGAATCTATTGCACTTGTACTAGAATTAATATTTCTTTCTACAATTTGTGATTGAATATGTAATGTTTGATATGATGTATTAAATGAAATAGTATATTGATTAGTTAGATACGCATTACATTCAATATTTGACATAACATTAAATATAGAAGAGTATGTACCAAATTGCTGTAATAAGCTTATTGATGTATCAGAACCAACAATTGTATTACAGGGTAAATTTAAAAGAGCAAACAAATTAGGATTGGTTGGTCTAATAGGATTGCCAGTAGCTAAATAGTATGTTCTTAGGTCTCCAATTGCATAACCAGAACATCTACTAATAGTCTGTTTATAATTACTTAATGTAGTATAAAAACCATCCTGACTATTTGGGATAACTAAAGAATTAAATCTTTCAATAAAATCACTACTTCCCTTTGCTTCCCAAGTAACCCCACTCAATCCATCCTGGCTAAAAACAGCATTAAATATCTCCTTAACATATAATGCAGGTCTATAGTTATAAATAGAATCACCAAGTAAAGAAGGAGATGGTGTTAAACCATAATATGCATACCCATATGCATATCCACTACCTTTCTCAAAAGGAGTATAAGAATATGTATTACCATCCCACCTTTGTGTCTGGTAACTCCAACTCTGAGTAATTGTTTGAATTGTATATTGGTGCTTTAAATGAGAGAAATCTAAATCTCCAAGTGTTTTATCTTGTGTAAACTTCATTACATCAATAACCGAATCTGTTAAAACACATTTGTAATATATTACACCCTTTACCTTTACCGTTTCAGTTAATCTTAATGTTCCTCTGAATAATAAATTTGTATCTCTATATACTAAACAATCTACCTGTCTTAATGAATTATAGTTAAAGAATAACTTATTATCTAAATCTATATTGGTTGACCTACCAAGTCTGTATATGTAACCAAAAGCATTATTATTTGCTTCAGTTCCTTTTAATGTAATCTCCTTTGTTCTATTACCTGACCTATATGATAAATCACTTAAAGAGGAAATCTTAAATTCAACTCCAAAATCAAGTTCCTCTGCATCAAGTTCTATATATTCTCCATCAAAATCTATTAAGTATAATCTATACATTCATAATAAGTAATTTTTAACATCTTGTCTCTGTTGATGCACCAGCTATATAATAAATCATATTAGAAGTAACAACATCCTCAAATGGTACATCTCTACCACAATAACTTAATGATTCACTACAAGCCGAACTTCCCGGATAACAAGCAAATAATAAGTCATTATGATTTCCAATATCTCTCATAGCTATTGAAATAATATCACCTGAGTTAATACCAGTAACTGCACCCACATATGTTTCAGTACCACAAGTATTAGGGAATAAACCACCACTTAAATCATTCCATGCACCACCATTTATTCTATATGATACACCTATTCCATATCCGCCTGGACTCTTTAGTGAGGCATATACAACAGCACTCAACCCTCCAGCAGTGGTAGTAGTTGTAGTTGTTGTACTTGTTGTGGTGGTTGTTCCACCTGAAGTAGTCCTTATTAATAGTTCACTATATGATGATGTATTCACACCACAAACAGACCTAACATAGATATAGTAATCAGTTCCAGAATCTAATCCAGTAAATGAATAAGAAGAAGCAGTTGTTGAAACTGGATATCCCGGTAGGTCTACTCCCGGATTATCAGCTCTTATTATTGTAACCTGATAACTTATAACAGCACCACCCATTGTACTCCAAGAAGCATTTATACTACTATGTGTAGCAGAAGCAGTAAACCCAGTTGTAATTGGACAGAATTGTGTAGTAGTTGTTGTAGTTGTACTTGTTGTAACTACATCACTTGCTAATAAATCACTCTTATTTATATAGTCCTCAGTTATCTCAAATGTCCATTGTGATTGGATATATTCATTTCTAACATATTTCTTTATGTTGATAGTATAATTTGTTTCAGCTATTGTAACTGGGTATAATCTACCATCATTTAATTCAATCCAAACATTCCTTGAATCTAATAGACCAGCTATCCACTCATTCTCTAAATCAGAAAGTGGTGCAGTCCATAGCTTATATCTTGATTTAAGATTACTACTAACAACCTTTGTTCTCTGGTTGAATATATCATCTCTCTCATCTACATAGTTTAAGTTACTATCATAGTAAAACTCATTCTTTCTTATTGTCACTCTCTCTACATCTCTCTCTTCTAATGGACTTTGAAACTGATAAGAATCAATGCCCCCTAAATTATTCTCCCATAATACATTTACTATTTCAAGATTACACTTTGCATCTACATATCTGAAATACTTTGCATCAGATATAGGAGTACCAGCAGTATTTAATAGTTCAATCTTATAGAAAGAACTACCATTCAATATATTTGATAAGTTATAGTTTAACACCTTTGGTGATACATCTAATCTCATAGAGTATGAACTATCTGTAATAGAGAAAGTAGCTGATGTAATCACACCACCAGTATTATTAAGAGTAGTAATTCTCCACTTTAAACTCTGAGAGTAGTCTTTATTGAAATATAAATACTCCCTACTGAAATCATTTACCTTAAAGTAATCAGGTTTATCAGTTAAGAAGTTAACACTAGTTGAATCTGATAAGACAATCCATTCTCTATAATCAAATCTGTTATAGTCCAATCTATTCAACTTAGCATTCCATACTAAGAAAGGAGTAATAGATTGTGTTGCTGATAATTGACTTGTAGTTAAACCTATTAAACCAACCTCAGATACATCTAAACCCAGTTCTCTTACAGATAATGAAAGTGGTGCAGATAGTGTATTATAATTATTAATATCCCATCTTACAACATCCCTTGCAACATCTGAAATATTATAATCAGAACCAGTTGGATTAACTGGTGTAACATATGCCTTATCAGATAAGATAAGTGAGCTTGAATCTATATCATTCACATTTATATCAAAGTATAAAACACTTGAATAAGTGCTTCCGAATTGATATAAAACTGGATTGTATGCTGGGTTTATATATTGTGGTGATTTAATTATGTTCATATCTATTTAGTGGTATTTATTTTTCCCATCTCTTCTCTGGGCAATCATTCTCTTTTGTGTATGTCTTACCAACTGGTGTATCATTTATTGAAATTGGACAAGAACAAATTCCGCATATATTCATACTACCTAATCCTTTCTTCTTATTAGGGCAGCTATTACATACTTCTAATCTTGCCATTGCTAATTCCTTTTCCTCATCACTATGAATAGCTGTCTTCAACCATGCTTTAAATATATCATCAATGTTTAATGTCATAGAAGGTCATTAATACTTTTATCTCTATCATCAATAAAGTCCTGATAGTCCATAAAATCATTGAATGAATTAGATAAATCAAACCCGTCAAACTCTATAATCCATTCATCATTTACTCTTGTAATGAAAGTATCTCTACTTACTGATTGCTTATTCTCTGTTAGGTAATTAATATAATCCCTTAACTTATATTGTTTACTCATTTTATTGTAATAATTCTATTGTCTCCCCCTTCTCTGGGGTTGATAGGTATAATCTGCTCAAAGTGTTGTATCATAAAATCTAATACCTCTCTCTGTATATCCTCTAATAGTTTTGGTATTTCATTCTCATATAAATTCTTTGGTGCTATACCCTTCTTATATATTGACCTTGATATAGCCCATGCCATTCTCTCTAAATCATCATTAGGGTCTACTCCTTTAAATGGTGGTTTCTTTCTACTATATTTCTCATTATCCTTTAATCTGATTGCCTTACCCTTTACCCAATCAATAAACACATCAGCCGGTGGCATCTTATTAGTAAAACTATGTGGAGTGTTATACTTCTTTTCTGTACCAGATACACCCCTACTTTGATATATTAAATGTGATGGTGCCATTATCTTAATCCCATTCTCTGTAGGTTCTAATGTAATATCAGTGATTGAACCAGTTGAAACAAAGTCTCTACGCTTATTGATGTTCTCAACCACCCTTAATATAAATTCACCACAAGCTTTTTCTAATGCTGAATAGGTAACCTCTTGTAATAGTTCCTCTTTGTTAATACCAAATGAGTCTAACTTACTTACATTACTTTTATAGATAGATTTCTTAGAAGCGTCCTTTAAACTCTTTGCCATCTTATTTGTTTATTTCTATTTGGGCTTTTATAACAATAAATGTTCCCAATACTTCAACTGCTGACTTTTTTTCAATTAATGTATAGTAATCTACACCAGTCCAATCACTAATTGTTTTTGCTAAAATATGCCAGCCATAATCTTTCTGAATTTCCTTTTTATAATTACTTAAGTCTTTTTGAATCGTATTAACCTGCTCACCTTCCTTTTCAGCTCTTTCTTCCCTGACTTCAGGGCTAATGATAGGGCCATACGTTTTAAGTATTTCACCATAGACTTTCGCAGCAAAAAAAAACCCGTCTCAGCTTCATCCATCGGCATATTAAATATCTCTTCATCAGTTAACTTATCATTACATATTGCCTTTAGGACTGTATGTAAATTAGAAAAGTCACCTTTCTCTAATTTCTCATTCACCTTTAAGTAAAGTATAAACATATCATAAGTAGGTTCTTCTACCTTAGTCATCCAATTATATTTAGTCTTCTCTAATGGAACTGGTTTAGTTAATACAAATGATAACTTACCAGTTATATCATTGATTATTGTTATTGGAAACTCTCCTATTATTTCAGGTGATAAATCAAGGAATACAGCAGCAACTTTTATATATGAATCAACTGCATATAGTAATGAGTTGTCTTCATACTCTGGTATAATCTTTAATATCTTATCATAGTAATCAGAATAGGTTACTTCTGCCCAACTTGAAGGCAACTTATCTAAAATATCCTTTCTTGATAGCTCAATTGTTTTGCTCATATTTATTTAGTGGTTTTCTTATATATTAGAATACATAAAATTCAGGGTTCATATTCATAGAGTGTTTCTTTCTGTAATAGTTAGCCATTGCAAGTGATGCTATACAGTCATCGTGATAACCTGATGCAGCATTAAATGTTATATTACCCCCTGATGTATACTTATATTCAAATGTGCTCATTTCTTGGGCAGTCATCTCATTAAACTTTACTATACCTGATTCAACATCTTTTATTAAATCATATATTATAACCGGCTTTGACTTACCTGTAAATTCAAAACCAAATACATTTTCAATTGATGCTTGTAATCTTTCGAGGAGAGGTGCCCCTACACCAGTAGAATCTACTACAATCATTGTGTAGGGGTCCATCTCTCTTAATTCTTTTATTCTTGCTATTGTTAACTCCCATGGTAACTTGAATCTATCAAAGTAACAAGTGTGACCTCTATCATCTAAACCAGTAATTACGGTCCAGTCATTCACCCTACCAAAGTCAATACCATATATTACAGGTGACCTATCTGATAACTCTTTTAATGTTCCTTTAGTAATTGCATCTGTTCCAAATGGGTTAGCTGTATTTTCTCCCGGTTCGGCTAATATCTCTTGTCTATAAGCTGCCTCTGGTAGAGTAAGTGCCATTTCTTCCAACTCTTCTTTAGGTATATATGGGTTAAAGTGTGTGGAGAATTGATAGCTTTTAAACCCATCATCTCCATTTATTCCTTTCTGAAATAGAGAGTAGAAGAAGTTTTTACCATATGGACTTGAAACAAATATTGCCTCTCCTCTTGTCTTCATTAATAGAGGTCTTAATGACAAGTCCCATTCTTTCTTTAAATCATTTATATGAGCAGCTTCATCAACTATAAGTAAATCAAATTCCCATCCTCTACATCTATCTAAAGCTTCCCCACTAAAAAATGAAAGCGTCCCTTTTGTTTTTAATTCTAATTTAAGTCTTGATTTATTCTTTGTCGCAATTATCTCTTTTGGAATTAACAATGATATATCATTAAATAGTTTATCACCTAATCCAAACTCTGGTGTTATATATGCAACCCTTTTACCTTCGATAATAGATAAAATAGTTTTTATTAAACAAAGGGTTGTTTTACCACTTCTTCTACCAACACATAAAACTTTAAACCTTGACTTATCATTTAATATTTCAATTTGTTTATCATAAGGTCTTGGAAGTTTAATCTCAATTTGATTCAATTTTATGATATATTTTTTTTGCCTCACCATATTTTAATAAGGCTTCATCAAAGTCTTTGAAATATCCTAAATGTATTCTCACACCATCAATTCCAATTCTAACTTGCCACTTCTTAACTCTCTTATGATAACTGACACCTTTAACATTTCTATTAAACGAATTTTGTTGATTTGTTACATTTCTAAGATTTGATATTCTATTATTTGTAGTTACTCTATCTATGTGGTCTATTTGATTAGGTACTTCTTTATATGTTAAATACCATGCTAATTGATGTGCTTTAACTTGTATGTTTCCGTTTTTAGTTTTGATTGCACAGCATATATACCCTTTACCTGTTTTATATCCTTTTCCTGTTAATCCATTAACTCTTTTTCCTGTATGTGAAAATACTTCACCTGTATCAGGATTATATTTCCATCCTTTTAATTTGAATAATTCTAATTTAGTTTTTAGTTCCATAGAGTATATATAAAATATACTCTACACCCTAATAAACTTTTTTTAGTGGAGCTGCCGGGTCCCACTCCGGTTTAAAAAGAAGGTATTTATTCTTCTCTACTATTGGTATCAGCCCCTAATATTTCATCTATATTGTTTTGCCTATTGTATCTTATAATCATTTCCTCAAGAATATCTTGACTTAATTTTTCCAAGGCTTCTAATTCATTATAATATTTAGGCATTTTTTCATTATCTCTTAAAGAGTCCATATCATCAGTTGTATTCCAATTCATTACATTCTTCCAAGTCATAATAGTGATAATCACTAAACGCCTTTCAAAATTAGGTTCATTCTCTAATAGAGAGAAGTAATCATCAAAGCTAAAATTATTATCGGGGATGTAATTAGTACCTTCACTTGTTTTTTCTATTCTTATATATTTTAATTCTTTCATTTT